GGCCGGGATCCAGACGTTTTTTACTTCGGCGGACAGTCCGTCGCCGGCGGCAAATACTCCTGCCCGGCGGTAGATAAAGTCGTGTACCAGTGCCGCGGCCCTTATCAGCCCGTCGGGACGCAGACCGGACAGGGTCCAAGCACAGCGGGGCACGGAGGCACCGTCACAGAGAAAACCCTGCGGAATGGACAACATGCAGCGCAGGCCAGTGACGCTGTCGGTCCAGGAGTAATGGTAATCCAGGGCCAGTTTGTACCTGGAATCCGAGACGGGTATGAGCAGGGGCTGTTCTAACTGTGCCACTTAGCCGCCTCCGGTCATCAGTATCCAGTCGATCTCGAACTGGGTCAGCGTGTTTCCGAAGTCGATGACATTTACGATGCGGGCCAGCTTGTAGCGCAGCAGGTACCAGCACAGTATCCCCGGTGTCGCCAGATCGACCGCTACGGCGTTGTCCGGCCCCAGGGAATCGATAATGCCCTGCCGGATCTGATTATCCCCTGTCTGGTAATACATGGCTACCAGCAGGGACCACGCAGTCAGGGATGAGCAGTTGTATTTGCGTTCTGAAAAAAACGTGTCACTCCCGATGTCCAGATAGTCGCCGACGGTCTGGCTGCTGCCGATCATGGGATACATTGTGTCAACCAGGCCGTAATAGAACTGGTCCACTTCGCAAAAGGACACGTTGTATTTGGCTTCCGAAAGCTGAAAGGATTCGTAAAAATCTCTAACCAGCGGTCGGCCGGTGCTGTTGAGCAAAGCGGCCGTGGGCCTCAATATGACCAGGATATGGGGAGCGGTGGTGTATTCGGGCGGGAGATCCGTATTGGCCCTCAGGGGTTCCACGTGTCGGCAGAACGCCCTCACGGTCAGCGGGGTGACATCGTCGTCCCAGGTGGAAACGCTTTCGCCCCAGAAGGGCTGAATAAGGCCCAGCGTCTTTATTTTCGCCGTATGGTTTATGACCTGGGTCTGAAACAGGTCCAGGTGCTTCGCCGGGAGCATCCATACTGCTATGTCGCCTTCCTGATTGTATAGCTGCTGCGCGTCCGCGGGTACGGGGCCTGTAATAAAGAACAGGAGCAGGATATAAAATAACAGGAGGGATCTCACGCGAAGAGGTCCTCCTGTGTGTTGGCCAGGAGTCTGGCCAGGATCTGCGCCCTGTCGGCGTCGATCAGGTGGTCGTCTTCTTTTTTGAAGATCCGGTGCTTGCCCTGACGGCTGGTGTGGTTGGTGTAGTAGAGGACGATGTCAGGGTCCGGCGGGTACTCCAGCTCCTGGCGCTGCATCTTTTTGACCAAAATGTCGGTGGCCAGCTCCTTGAGGGTGATCTTGGCCGGCTTGCCTGTCTTGCTGTCTATGATGGGTTCGCCGTCTTCCTCGATGTTGTCCGTGGTGGACTCAAACATCACGCCGCGCAGGCGGTCTTCATAGTCTTTGTCTTTATAGATTTCCAGGCCCTGGAGGTCGTGGGTCACGGCGGAACCGGCATTGCCGAAGTCAGTGCCCCATATAAGTGACTCCCTGGGGCCGTATACGTCGTCAAGGGCGTCGATCGCCTGACACTGCTGGTCGTAGGTAACGTGTTTCAGTTTGAGGCGGGCGACCATACGCTCTTTCTTGCCCAGGATATTTTTGACAATGATTTCCGTAGGATCGCCCGCAAATCCGAGGTCGGCTCCGGCGCGCTTGAGGCCTGGGACAGTGACGAAAAAATTCTTTATAAGCGGCGCGAACTTTTCGGCAAAGAAAGTGGATTTGCTGTACACAGTGTCCAGCAGGCGGACAACCGACGGGACTGGCTCGCCTCTCACCATTTCCAGGCTGAACTTGCAGCCCTTGACCATGACTTCGTTGTGGGCCGAATCCACCAGGACCGAGAGATAACGGTATTCAGGGACTTCTTTTATGCAGAGTTTCAGCTGGTGCCAGGGGAATACAGTATTTTCCGGATCGCCGTCTTCGCCGAGTACGTTGTGCTGGTATTCTGGAGCATCTTCTCCGCCGTACTGATCGATGAAGAATTGACGCCGTTCCTCGGACCAGAAAGGATGCGGCATGAGGCTCTTCGGCCACTGGAATAGTCTGAACTCAAGATTTTTGATATGTTCTGCTGTGTTTTTAAGGGGATCATTCTCTATCCTGCCTCCTGTGGTTGATGCCATGGCCCGCTGCCCGAGCCGGTAGAATTCGCAGGAGCGGTCGCCGTCAGGGACCGAGTAGATCCTGGCCGCGGCGCCCGGCTTCATGGCCCGCCAGAATTCAGACCACTGCCGCTTGTTCTTGTCCTTGGCCGCCTCGTCCTTGATTACAAAGGTGCGCGCGTGAACGCCCCTGTATGCCTCGCCGTCGTGGCCGGAGGGGCGGAAGTCCACCTTGAAGCCGTTGGTGAAGTACATGGCGTGGTGGGGGTGCTTTTTCCAGCGCTTGAGAGCGCGGCCCAGGTCTTCGTTCCACAGGGTCTGGTCTATGATGGCCTCGATGATCTCTTCCAGGTGCGTCTGCTGGGGCGCTCCGACAAGCCCGGAGCCTCCGGGGACGGTGAATGCCTTGTGCAGCACCAGGGCGACCAGCTCCCGCGTCTTGCCCACCTCGGCGCCGCACTTGTGGACCGTACTGCCGGTATAGCGCAGGGAATCGACCTGGTAGGGCCAGAAATTATAGGGGTCTTTGTGGTCCGGGTCTTCAGGCTCGCGCAGAAAGGCCTGGCACCAGAGCAGGGGGTCCGCGCAGATTATGGCAAGCTGGAAGTCCTGGAGGCTTTTAAAGGGCGGCGGATATTCCCCGCGCGCTACGGCGTGCCAGGACCATCCGAGCTGGCTGAGCGTGCTGTCAAACTGCTCTTCCGGGACCAATATGGCGCGCCTGAGATCGGCGATATGTTCGATAGGTACGGCAGCCGGCATGGTCAGGACTTGTTCCTTCGGGCCGCCTCAAGCTGCCCTCCCACTGCCTGGAAGATGTCGGCCACGGTCTTGGCGGCGTCGCCCAGGTCCTTCGAACGGTTGATCTCTTTCGGAGTGAGGCGGAAATCAGGCAGCGTAAGGCCGAAGTCCGCAAGGATTTTTGGGAGCGCCAGCAGTGCCGGGTGCGGTTTCACGTCATGGCCGACCACTTTGCCTTCCTTGTCGTACCTTTCGTATTTGATTACCGCGCCGTCTTCCAGAATGGCGCGGCGGAGTTCTCTGATTACCTGCATGCTTTCCGCCAGCTCAAATACGGCCAGCTCGTAAAAGTCATCCGGGTTGTTGTTCAGCAGGGCCTGTTCTATTGCCATGCAGGCCTCGACGATGTGCTGTTTGTCCAGGCACTCGCCGCCCGGCTCGGTCTTGCCCTCGATTACCAGGGAGCAGGGATATTTGGGACACGTGGACTTGCAGGGCTTGGATAGGCCGAGAATACGGGTGGACGCAAACCGGCCGTGCTTCCAGTTGTTGCGGCTGCAGCGCTTCTTGCCTTCGGGTGTTGTGGGGCCGGTGGATTTCTTGGCGTTCTGACGGCGGGCAAAGAGCGCGGCCTCTGACATGGTGTATTTGCGCTTGACGCGCAGGTTGTCATCAATGCCGGTTTGTTCCACGACGCCGCTGGCCGGATCCGAAGCAGAAGGGCCGGCCCCGTTACAAGGAGGAGGAGTAACAGGGCCGGTGTCGGTGGGTTGGGCCGTTGTGTTTACGTGTGGGTTTTTATCTTTGTCGGATTTCTTGCGCGCTGCCATCCTCATGGTTCCTTTTGGTGGTTGTGCTGTCCATAGCACCAAAAGGCAACATGATCAGGCAGATGATGAAACTATTTTAGGATTTTTTTGAATAGGTGGGGGGGTAAGGGAGGGCTGGTGATAACCGGGCTGCTCAGGGACGGGTCAGCCCTGATTCAGGGCAGCGACTGGTTATGAGAGGTTTCTATCGATTCAATGCGCAAAATGAGGACACAAGGTCTTGCCCTCTTTGGCTTCACCTATCAAAACATTTGAAACAGGTCTTTTGCATGAAACACAGTGACCTAATATCAGCCTGATCGGTCCTGATCGGCGACCTGCAACATCTCTGGCCGTTCCGGTAACTTTTGCCGTGGCCTTACCTTGTGCGTTTAAAATATCGATCTGCACTTTCTTCCCTCCCAGTATCCGAGGTTGTGGCACCGCTGCTCCTTGTTGCATGGCGGATCCCATTTGGATAATAGATCTGATTCCTCTGCCGCGCTGGCGCCTTGACTACCAAACGTTGTGTGAGCGTGAATGTGCGTTCCACCGTATCGTTTCACGCACGTCATTTTGTCATGGTTTGACAGGCGGTCGTGCAGACTCTCTGTCTCACCGATATAGATGGGCATCCATTTTCCGGGCGAGATCTCCCTGGCAAAGATGTAAATTCCAGGGACATCCTTGAATGTCGCTCCAATCGGAAGAATCCAGTGTTTGTATTCTTTTCCCGATGCGCCTGGCCACATGATTATCTCTTTAGTCACTGTCACTCTCCTTTCGTTGCCTCCAACAGATTTTTTTGTGTCCTGTGCAAAAAAAATGTTTTGCCCGAATTTATTTCATTGTTTTGTCGAGATGTTTTCGAAACCGGATATATTAACCGGACTCTTGCTTTTTTAACAATACTGCACATCAGAAAATTCATCACGGATCGAATGAAAACATCAAGAAACCGGTATTTTTGCTTAAATATCAGGATGATACGATCAATAGAATCAGAAAGAGCATGCGCTTGTTGACGGCGTGCTTTTCCCAAATAAAGCCAGCGGGTCTGCTTTTCCATGCTCATTCGAGTATTCTGCGACATTTTGGTTTGCCTGGAACAGCAGGGAGCGACCATGGGAGTTGTTAGCCGGCAGCTGACCAGGCCACCGGCTAACAACTAAATGATAAAAAAGATTGCTAGATCTGTTGTCCTACGTTGTTTATCGGCACATCATTCAGAAAACTTAAGATTTTTTCGTATTGCATAACGGTATTACCTGCGTGACGAACGCCGGAGTTAAGAAATGCGGCGTTTTTTGCCGTCCGTACGATTGGTTATGTGTTCTTTATAAAAGTTCCAGTTGATCTTCTTTTCTTTTCCTCTTTCGTTCAGCCTTTTTAAAAGTAACTTCTGGTGCTACTCGTGGATACTGAAGTTGCTTTCCATTCAAAAGTTCCTCTATGGTTAAAATTTGCAGGCGGGGACATCGCTTTTCTGGAAAATGCTCCGGCTTGTAAAATCCTGCTCCCGCAGCTTCTTTTTTCATGGGTCTTGTCGGTTCTTGGAGGGTGATAAACGCGCCTATAACTGCCTTTTCACGCTCCATGTCTCCCTTTAGGGTTGCAATATGAGCGCGGGCCACATTTCCGCTTTTCACCTGAACAATAATCGTCCTGGCTTTTCCGCTGTTGTCATCAATAAAATAGAGATAGCCGTCAACTCCACTGTCAGCCCCCTTCTGTTTATTCTGTGCTGGTCTGGCAGCGACTTTGCCAAGTGCCCACCATTCAAATTGATAACGGTCGTGCTCGGCCAGGGCTTTTGCGCCATGCAGGTCTTTGGGATCACCGACAACTTCATAAGCTGAAAGTTCCGGGCCAAAGGTGTCTTCAAGCCGGTGTTTCATCAAAGTGATAGCAAGATGGGTTATGTCAATTCCTATCCATTTACGGTTAAGATGTTCCGCTACGGCTATGGATGTGCCGCAGCCACAAAAGGGGTCAAGGATCATGTCTCCTTCGTTACTGCTGGCCTTGATAATACGTTCAAGCAGGGCTTCGGGCTTTTGGGTAGGGTAGCCGAGACGTTCTTTGGCAGATGCGTTAATATGCTGTAATTCCCACCAATCACCCAAGCGAACCCCCTCAGAGAGATAAATCTTATATGGTTCTTGCCCCTTTCTTTTTTGCCACCTGAACCACCGCCCATTGGTATCTTGCTTGTAGTGACTGTCTTTTGTCCCGCTTTTATCAGAATAAGGAATACGGATATCATTAAAAATTGCATTATCTGTTTTTGAATAAAATAAGATAATATCATGTATTTTCTGGAATCTATTACTTGAGGCTGTATAACGCCTATAACACCATACGATTTCATTCCTAAAATTGTTTACTCCAAAAATAGCATCAATAACAAGTTTCAAGTAATGACTCGCTGTCGGATCACAATGCAGGTAAATGCTCCCGGTTGATTTCAAAACCCTGTGCATCTCCACCAACCGGACAGCCATCATGGTAAGGTAGGCCATCATGTCATTCGTGCCAAGGAAAGACCTCATAGCCTGCATCATATCAGCCAGCTTCTTGGTGCTGTGGGTAATAATTTCGTAATATGTTTCTTCCGATTCTTGGCACCAATGCCAGCTATCCTCGAAGGCTGTTATCTGTGCCTTTGATTGAGTACCGTTTTTCTCTGCAAACAAGACATTGTATGTCGCTTTCGAGTTGAACGGCGGATCAAGATAAATCAAGTCTATGCTCTCATCAGGAACATACTCTCTCATAATGTTCAGGTTGTCTCCAAAGTAGAGTTTATTTTTCATGTTCCTGATCCTTTCAGATAACTACCAGCTGAGCCGCGCCCCGCTTTTTGGGCGTCGGCTCCAGCGAAAGTTATGTGGTGCCCTTGTTCAGTTTCGCCTTCTCGATGATTTGCAGTATGCTGTCTACAAATGCGCAGAACTTGAGAGCTTCTTCACGGGTAAAGCTATCCGTCAAATGATGGTGTGTTGGATTCCTGAAACCGATCATCAGCCCGCGGCAGATATGACAGACGCCCTCATGCTCCTCCTGATTCTCGGATACAACGAGGATTGTTTTTGCCAAATCGGGGTTAAGGGCTTTATTCACGAGGGCAGCCCCGACCAGGGTTCTGTCAGCTTTGGACTTCTTCCTGATCCTGTCCTCCAAGACCTGGGTTGATTGATTGATCACCCTATCGAAGTTGCCGGGTGCAGACAGTATGTCCGAACACCTAGCCTTGAGTTCCTCGTCCTGGATGGAGTTGTATATGCTGCCTATCTCTATTATGCTCTCCGTCAGGTTGTGGCCGTATTCAAGATACGAGATTAGTTGAAATAACTTGCCTTGGATGGTGGATGATTGACAAATGGATTGGCCAGGCCCGCCTTCCCAGTAGTAGGCTTGGCTTACCAGGAATGAAGCCATCTCTTCACCCGTGACAGAACCAATATTCTTGACAATGTTGTTGTAGTCGTCAACCATCGCTTTGTCCGCAATATCCTGTATTGTCACTAGTTCTCGAATACCTTTGAGGCGTCCAAATAGCTTTCTCAGCTTTGCAATGTCCATCGTCTTGTCTCCTATCACATAACATTATACATTAACCAGACTCTTGCTTTATTAATAATACCACAAATCGAAAAAATTTATCACGGATCTAATGAAAACATCAAGAAACCAGTATTTTTGATTAAATATCAGGATGATACGATCTATAAAATCAGAAAGAGCATGCGCTTGTTGACGGCGTGCTTTTCCCAAATAAGGCCCGCAAGTCTGGTTTTTCATGCTTATTTGAGAATTATACAGAGTCTATATAATAATGAGGATTTGTTATTTTTGGGGGTGCAGTGGAATCTAAAGCCGTATTGGCGTGAAGGAAAATAAAAAAGGCCCAGGGAACCTGGGTTAAATGACCGGGTTCCCTGGGCAGGTTTAACGATCTGTCCTGTTTTGTTTATCTTGAATTCTCATCCGGGACTATTGGAATATATTCATAGCGGTGATATCTGGCCCCTTTAACTATCTTTTGTTTGCCGGTCCTGAACCAGCCGAAAAACTCCAGCGAGTCGGCCTCGCGGCACATAATCATACCCAGTTGATTGATGTTTTTGTAGAACCTTGGGAAGTGATTCTCCTGCCTGATAAGCTGGAATGCATGATCTAATTGTGTGGTGGTGCATTGCAAATAATGACGTCCTTCCTGAGTTTCGCCTGTCTCTATGTCAAAGACATCCGCGTATGGGAACATGAGTTTGCGCAGATATTCAGAGATGACAGGGGCAAGCTCCGAGGCCGTGGGGTCTTTGAGGACCTCGACCTCTTCCATTAAATCGTCAACAGACATGCCGGTGAAAAAGTGAAGTGTCCTTAAGGCGGCCTTGGACCTGATCGGATCTTTGGAATCAATTTTTGCCACGATCCCGGCCGCGCCGGTCATGAGCTGCGCGATATTCTTTTGGGGAGTCGTGACCAGGGGCTTTGTCTCAAAATACCGGTTCACTAATTGACGCTGAATTTTCCAGGCAAGATCGTCATTAAATGACTTCACCAGCATGAGATAACCGGTTTGGGTGAAAAAAGTCATGTCGCCGGAGTACCGACGTTTTTCAGCGTACGAATTTCGTACGCTGAAAATATTACGATCTTGATTGTTTGTGTTACTGTCTTTTTCAGCGTATGAAAAACATACGCTGAAACCTAAACCTAACCACTCCTCATAAGGGACCTTAAAATAGTCCTGGTCTTCAATAAACCGGTCTTTGTTCCGGTGAAAAGTTTGGCGGGCCGTCCCTTTCGGCCTCTGGTGCAGGTCGTCTATCATGGGCATGGTGATGACAGGCTGCTGCCTGTATTCGATCTTTTCAATCTCTTTTCCGTTAATTACAACAATGTCAGTCATTGATAAACTCCTTTTGGGTTTCAGAATAGGCATAAAAAAAGCGCCGAGTGCTACTGCAGCCCCAAAAGACGCTGCCCGGGCCTCGCGGTAACCGGGACACTCGGCGCAAATAAATATGCGCATAAAACAAAAAACCCCCTTTGCGTGCCGTAGATTCGGCGCCGACAGGCCGGGGACAGCCCTTTTGGGTACCAGTATCTATATGTATAGACTGTTTCGGCCATGGTGGCAAGTGCATTTTAAAAATTCCCATCCAGTTTAGTATTTGTTTCTTTTTATTGCCGATAAATCTCATATCCCCGCCATTTTGTTCCATAAAATACAGATTTGTTTCATCGAGCGTGCGTTATTGAACCGGCTTTCAGCCTCGATTTATTATTCGCCGGATCTGCGTCTCGCTCAAATCAAAACGCAGGGCCAGTTCCTGAATGTTTTTGCCATTAAAGAGGTTGCGGATTTTCAGGTTCCGGTCCTGCCGGTGAAGGGCCTTCCACGACGGTACGGTGATTCGAAGGCCGCCCATCTCGTGTATAATCAGGTTTATGCATTCCTGGGCTATGGGCTGGTCAAAACGCTGATTGATCTGGCGGAATAAATTAAACACTATATTTTGGCCTGAAAATCTCGCGTCCATCGCGTTTCGGCTCCTCTGCAACCTCTAACTCCTTCCAGCGGCGGTCTGGAATCGCTGTCTTATTGATGACCTTTTCGGAAATAGCGATATATCGCCTGGTGGTCTTGGGGTCCGAGTGGCCCATAAGGATCATGATTTCCATGATGTC